ACCACTTCTGATACGACCCAATTTGATCCACCAGAAAATGAATTTACACCTGCGGGTAAACCACCACCATTTTGGCCAGTAAGAGTACCAGAACCAGCTGTAGTAATTTGAAATTTCTTTTGTGCAATTAAAGAACTACCTGTAATCCCATCAAATTGTGGTCTACTTTTTGGTGTAGGAAATAATAAAGAATTATTTGTAGAACCCTTAAGTACAGCTTGACCACCTTCTAATAATAAATTCATATAGTCACCTTTACCAGTACCAATACTTCTGGCCTTAGAAAAGGATTGTCCGGGTTTCATTCTAATATCAAATAGATATACTTGGTGATAATTTGTCGGATCTTCATATATGGCTCGAGCTCTACAAGTACCTATGGGTAATGGAGTACTACCACCTCCGGATGGCGACGCCCCTGCAGAAAAAGCTGGATATATATTTATTTTTTGAAAGTTTGAAATATTTGGTATACCTTTATTCTTTATACCAGCCGAATCACCTACATCACCATGTGCCAAAACATAGTTACCATAGGTTGCGCTTATACTTTCATTTTCTATTTCTTGTGTAGTTTGTGCTCTTGGTATGGTTAATGTTTGTTGGTCTATATCTAATCTATAACCCTCGACATATGCTATACCATCTGAAACTTTATATGTAATATCGGTTGTTCCAATATTACTTGGATTAATATCAAATCTTTTTACAATATAATTACCGGATTCTTCTTTTGTTCTAAGTGCAAGTACTTCATTAATTTGATTATATGAATTATCTAAATTAACTTCGTCTGATACTTGTCCATTTACAACTTTGGCGAGATAAACAAAATTATTAGAACCTGCGATAGTTTTTGTAGTAAGTGTTAATTGTATTCTATATCTATCTGCACCTGGTGATGATAAGTTAGGTGTCGCACCTTGATTATCATATAAATCATTAGTATCTACAACACTTACAACTTGTTCTTTAATTTCAAAACCTATTTCTACATTCGGTGTAGATTGAAACCTAGATACTGTTAATGATTGTGGAATACAAAATACAAAATGACCTTGTACAAAAAATGCACCTTTTGAAATATGAATTTTAGTACCAAGACCTGATATATTCTGGCCAGAACTTGGATGGCCAGCTGTTACTGTCATTTCAGGATAATTCGCCAAATCATTAACTAAAGTTGTATTTGTGGCTGTAACAATTCTTTGTAATACTTGACCCGCACCAATTCTAATCGGTGATGATCCTGGTGTCGCGTTAGATGTATCAATATATTCTACTATTAAAGTATCTACCGCTCTTGATACACCATTTGGTTCATTAGTTGTAGAGTCAGCAACCAATACATCTAAAATTTTTATTATAACACCATTAGTACTATCTCTATAATATTTACCTTTTAATGTTGCAGGTAAAACTGGTAATTGGTTATTGGCAAGATTAATATATTCTACTTTATTATCTACAGTAAGATTACCACCATTTACAGCGCCACCTTGTTTGAAAATATTAGAACCAAATCTTTCAATTTCTTTTTGAATAATAGTTTGACTTTGAGTAAGTTCACGCGCTTGTAATGCCTTACCACTATTGAATAATATTCTATGATAGTTATCACTATCTCTAAAATCATCTTTATAGACGTTTTGAAATGTTACATTAGAGAGATTTGTTGCCATGTTTTATACCGTAAGAATTATTTTAATATCTTCTGTTTGAGTGGTTGATCTAACAATACGTGATCTATTATCAATATATAATAAATCACCACTATATCTATCAATAGCGCCACCTAATACTTTAGGTTGACTATCAGAATCCACTGTACCAGAAACACCAGACGTTGCACCTTGTACTATTTCAGAACCAGTAAAAGTACCAGGTTTAAAATCAACTCTATTATTAAAATGATAATGTAATTTTAGACCGCCACCACCTGTACTGTCTATATGATCTATATGTGCAACTGTACCACTTGATTGTCCTGTTACTTTTTCATCTTTTACAAAAGCTGGTTTAGTTGTTAAAGTTATTACTCTATTTACTCTGGTCGCGGATAATTCTACTCTATTACCAGCCACAGAACTATCGACATGATCTAAATTTCTAAAGAGAGTAATTTGTCGGAAATCAGATTGTCCACCAAACGTACCAGTTGTTGAAACAGAAAATTCACCATTTTGAGTACCAACGGGTTTTGCATTAAACATTAAAGAAGTCGATTTTAAATCTCTTCTTGGATCAGATCCAAAACCATCTCTTGGCCCTATAATAGGTCTTAATATTGCTGGTCTCGATGGTGTACCACCTGTAATATCTACTCTGGCGAAGTTATATCCACTTCCCATACCAGAGTCAGCAACCGTACCAACCATATCAATTTTACCAATAGATGTTCCGTCTAATGTTACGGTACCAGTTGCGCCAGCGCCATCACCTACGAATGTTAAAGTCGGTGTACTTAAATAACCTTCACCTCTATCAATAATGTCAACACCTATAATCTGGCCAGGTTTAGATGTACTTCTTACTTTGGCCTGATCATTGTCCGCAGACACGGAAGCTGATGATGAATCCATAAATTGTACAGGCATGAAACCCGCGGATAGAAAGTTCGCAGTTCGTGCGGTTGTCATTTCGTATAAAAATTTCCAAACATAACCATCAGATGTTTTAAATGTTTTATGAAAAGGAACACCCGCCACAGAATAACTTGGTTTTATGATAGAGGGTAAAACTTGACCTTGTTGGTTTTTATTATTTGCCACACATATATAAACTTGTTGATCTTCAGTAATAACATAGAATGGATTTGTTGGTCGACCAACCTGTTTATCACTCCACGCATCATATATTGTACCACTGGTCCAGTTATGTCTTGGAATAGTAAAAGACATTGCAGTTTCAGAAACTTTAATAATGGATTCTAAATTATTTCTGGCCTCTTTATCATCTCTTTCATTTCTAAGTGGGTCAACAACATTATCAGAAGCACTATCGTATTGATCACTCTTTCCGATACCGATATAAAAATGATTATTATCCGTAGCGTTTATTATTTCATTGAATAATAAATCCGCGAATCTAAATTTTAACCCATCTGTTGCTATAGCTGTCATTTTTATTTCCTAATTTATAATCTATTTATTATTAAGTTTCTAATCTTAAAACTTTAATTCTAACTGACATTACGTTTGGTGCGCCAGATAAATTTCTACATACTACTCTTACATTTCCAAAGGCGTCTGAAGAATCAGTCCAACCCATAATACCTGGAGTAATTTTAAATGCACTATCGGCTTGATGTAATGATTGATATATTAAACCTGGATATGAACTATCCCCCATTTGTTTTCTAACAGTATCTTGGTTTGCTGCATCAGAATCACTATATATTCTTACATACGCTTTTCTATTTGTTTTAATTTCATTTAAAACATAATGTTTACCAAGACCAGTGAATGTCATAAATACGTCATCACTGTCACCAACATTTACACCGGTTGTTCTTGTTACAGTTATTCTTTCCTGACGATTATATAATTCAGTAAAGTTCGCGTTAATCTTAGTACCCGCGGATCTTAACGTATCTCCAGTTCCGTCATTGGCCGATGAGCCAGTTGAAATTACTTGTTTTCCCATGTGTCACTCTTAGTTAATTTATGTTATTTATACCCTTTAGTAGGCAGAATCACTTAAATAAGTTGTAAAGATTTCATTATCCATTGTTTCTAATTCAACAGAGAAATCTGGTCTTTGTGTATTTGCACTATCATCAAATGTGAAAGAATTTGGTGTAAGTACTTCATATATTGGTCCGTAAAGTTTTTGAAATTGATTTACTGTTAGATTTTGTATTTGTGTAATAGTATTTCCATATGGGTTAACTCTGAATGCATCATTTGGTGCATAGAGACTTCTTCCACCAGAATCAATTAATGTAGTAAGTTGAACAAACGGTGCCACTGGTGAAACATCTTGGTCAACGGAACCATCTGATCTGAATCCAGTAAGAGGTGTTACGAAAGCTTGTTCTACAAGAACAGTTTCTGGACTATCAGCTTCTAACGGATCTATACCTATCGCGGTAGGGCCAACAAATAAACCACCTAATGTTACCGCGTCAACTTGTGTTCTGGCCTCATCTATCGCGATAACTTCACCCGCGAAGTGAAAACCTGCAGGGTGTACAAATCTTTTATATAATGTTTCATAATCAACAGTAGATATACCACACTTAATGAGAATAGAAAATACTTGGTAGATACCTGCATTAGTAATAAATTTTTGATCTTCGTAACCTACAGGCGACTCACCTACAATAAACAAATCTCGTTTAGGATAATGTATCTCTGGTTCTAAACCAAAGAAACCTCTAAAAAAACCTTCTGCGGAATTGAGTGAACCCTTGGCTCTGTAAAAGTCTGCCAGTAACTTGGCCATAAGACGAGGTTTCTGAAAGAATGAAGAAGATTTTAAACCATTTCCAATTTCTTCTATAAGTTTGTCTAGTTCTTCTACGTTTGTTTGATCCGCATCTCTTGCGTATATTAATTGTTTTATCTTATGACCAAAACCACCAGCTTGGTCACTATCTAAATGATCGAGATATTTTTCTAAAAAAGTTATAAGTTTGGCATTTTCTTCACCAAAATATTCAGGTACTATTTCACCTACTTTAGATGTAGTTAAAGTAATACTTCTTCTATTATTATCTTTTACTGTGTGTGCCATTTTTACGTTTCAGTAGTTATAATCGCCAATGTGTTTTGTGTATCTATAGTACCACTTGAGAATGATGCGTCTTTATCATATTGTAATAAGTGATTTCTAAGTGGTTTAACTGTACTTTGATTATCAGGTATAGCGCTTATCTTAATAGAAGGACCTTCAAGTTCACTGATCTTAAAAGTGTCATCTAATTGTACTGTTCCTTGTGTTTGTTCATAACTACCTGCATTATCATTCAGAATGGCACGTGTATTAACATTTACTATTTCTAATGTTGTTGTACCAAGTTTGTTTCTTAACTGCGCTGAAACACCACCGAATGTAAATCTTGAGGATTCTATAATATGGTTTTCGTCATCTGGTTTGGCCAATCTTACTGGAAAATCCACAGTAACTTTACCAGCTTGATTAAGTGTAAAATCTACACCAGGTTCTATTCTTCTTTGTAACTTTACAGTAATCGCGGAGTTAAGTAGAGCTACGGACATCGCGTCTAATTCGGTAAGAAGAAGTGATCTTCTAAATGTTCTACCAAATAGATTAAAGTTAGCCGTAAAAAAGTCTTGGACTTTATTCTTTACTTTTAATTGCATAGTTTCTACTGTATCACCTGTTAAGTCAGGATCAAAGTCAAATGCGACGTTCACTTCCATAAATGTAGTAGTTGGATTCACAAATACGGTATCAATAGACATTACTGATAGATTAGTCGTTAATTGTGTTTTAATCGCATCTTTTGTAGATGTTTGTACGGCGGTAGATATGTCGTCTTTAAACTTTAAACTTACATACACATTACCAAAAGTCGCAGGTATATTATCTTGTCCACCCCATGCGATAACATCATCTAATACAGATGAATACTTCGCGAATATAATAGACTTATAATCTTGGGCCGTAACCATTCTTTGTTGTGCGGAGAACGCAACAGGAGCGTTAAGTTTAACTGAAGCGATAGACTCCTTTCCCGCGCCACTTGATGAATTTGAGACCTTTGTAACAGTAAGGTTATAATTTACACCTCCTATTGAAATTGTGTTAGCTGGTGTAAAAGAAGATGCACCGTTTGCATCAGGGCCTTTTGTTGTTAAGTATTCTACTTCAATTTTATTACCAGCTGTTGGTGATTCACCTAAAACATTACCTTCGCCAAAGATTAACTCGTAATATCCATTAGGTGATTCTCTTACAATATAAACTTTTGATGTGGGTGTAATGTTAACAGAGTCACGAATATCGGAGTATTCATTGAATAAACTATTGGCACTTACATTATCGAATACTTTTACTTTAATTGTATTCGTATCTACGTTGGTATCTGGTATCACGTACACAGCTTCGTCACTTGCGTTACCGACTAAAAACGTCTTTGTCCTCTTTACACCTTCTTTTACAATTATATCCTTTATGCCTGAGAGAGTTTGAAATACAAATGTACCTGTTCCGTCATTAGATGCATTAAGTTGTTCAGTAGTATTAAATGTAAATGATAAACTGTCTATTGTGGCCGTAAAACCCGTAAAGGCGGGTAATGTTGCATTAGTTGAAATTAAATCATTAGTAACCGCGGATATTTGTATGGTGGCCTGAGATGATGTTCTGGATCTTGGATAGTAACCTAAGTTTGCTGCGTGTGCTGTAACAGA